TGGTCAGCACTAGCCTTGGCAGACCAATGCTCCCCCAAAGCCCTCTTGAGGGCAGACCGGGCGTTGCTGGACGGGAAACCACAGGCAACCCGAATGTTGTCGGGCAGAGGATGGTTAAGGGCAGAGAACACGGGCCGCAGTTCGTTAACCGCCTGAGCCAACCAGTCTTCACGGGTTTGAAATCGATTTGTTGCCATAAGAGTGAGCCTCCGAATGAATGAAAGTAAACAACGAAAACGAACAATAGCATCGTTTAAACTACCGTGTCAACCCCTCTCGGTGAGAGAGCGTATCTTTTTGCTCTGTAGGGTTTCGGTGATGCGGTGCAGACCGTCCAACAACTCATCAAGGTAATACGACTCTTGAGCGTCATTGAAATTCTGAAACGTCTCACGCACCTGAAACAGGCCGTTGGGACGGGCTGATACTGAAATGGCCTTGCCCTCTAAAGCGTAGAAAGCCTGAGCGTAGATCAGAGCGAGGTTTTCCCTTTGCACCTTGGTTAGTGTTTGAGTCATGTTTGAGCCTCCTAGTGGTTTGTCTGAGACCCCTTGCGGGGTTTCGGCTATTGAAGCCTCGTCAGTCAGACTTTTTGAAAATTGCCTACAATTTCAACGTCATAAACATCCCCGCCAAGACCATCAACAAAGTTGTGCTTGAAAAAATAAGGATCATCATGGAGAGGGTTGTAAATCAGCCCAACAAGAGACTCCAGTTCGTCTCCGAGACTGGAAGCCTCGTGGAAGTCCGATTCAAAATCTATGATGGCTTGCATTTCTGAGTCGGAGAGACCTGAATAGTCCCCGCTGATCAGGGCGGGTAATGCCCAAGCGGGAATCTTGTAAGTGCCAATGACTTGAGTGAATGTCTTGTTCATGTTTGAGCCTCCTAGTGAATGAAAGTAAACCAGACTGAAGACTAATAGTGTTTAAACAAGCGTGTCAACCCCCTTTGTGTGACATTGATCACATTCGGGCAAAAATAGGTGTAATCCCTAGTAAACCTGTGGGGGGTTTACAACATAGGGAAAGTCCCTAAGTACGAACAGACCCGGCACAAGTGTGGCTTATCTGCAACAACAACTGTACAATTATTCAGGATCAAAAATTGACCCTGCTACCAGAGAGCAGACCTGTTTAAACAGAGCAAAGGAATTGGGTGATGGACAAGAGCAAGCTTATCGAGACGTTAGATCAAGACACTATTGTTGATATAGATAACAATGAAAGTGAACCACTTGCAGGGCTAGAGATTAGCGAGCGTCTGCGAGCATCGGTGGCGGGCGTTCCTATTAAGAAGCGTAAGGATGGAAAGCCAATAGGTGATAAGAGAGAAGACAGGACAAGAACAACGCCCCGACAAAAAGCCTTTGCAAGCCTGATCATCCAAGGCAATAGTCCAAGGGAAGCCTACGAAAAAGCCTACGAAGTCAAGTCCGACAATGCCGCCAGCCATGCGAGTAGTGCGAACAAGCTTCTGAAGAATCCAAAAGTCAGCGCATTAGTTGAGGGTCTCTGGCACTCCTCACGAGAAAACCTAGTGAATGACGCAATAGCAACCAGAAGACACGTTATGGAGCAACTGTTACTGCATAGCCAAGAGGCGAAACAGGAAGGGACAAAGCTGAAGGCACTTGAATTGATGGGCAGAGCAGTCGGTATGTTTACAGACAAAGTCGAAAGCAAAGTGGAGGAAGTGTCAACCACACAGTTGAAGGAAGAACTCAAGTCCAGCCTAGCTTTGCTCGACAACGTGAAGCCGTTTAAACAAGCCAAATCACGCTAAACCCCCGTCCTTGCTGGATTTCAGCCTGGCTCGACCCCACCGGCCCCCACCCCCCTTAACGCACAGCCGCACACCCACGCTGTATACAGTATAAAACTCACATCCAATCACCCCCCCTTATGATGTCAACCCCCCCCTTTCTTTTTCTCCCTCCCTTGTTTAAACAGTCAGATTATGGGAACATCAGTTCGCATATTGGTTTTTGTACACCCCCCGGGATATATTTTTTAAAAACAAAGGTTTAGAGACGGGACGTAGCGCCTACTTATGAGAGAGCTAACACCACAGCAAAAGAAGGTTCTGGAGTTCATCCAGGCGTTCATCAAGATCCGAGGATTCGCTCCTTGTTTACAAGAGATAGCCATAGGCATGGGCATGAAGAGCCGAAGCAACATACACAGGCTGGTGAGTGAGTTGAAGAAGAAGGGAAAGCTGTCAACCAAACCATTACTGGCAAGGACCATTAAGCTTCGATGAGTGACTTGTTGACAAAGGACGAGATCAAGCAATACATGACATTGCTGGATTCTTTACCAGAAGATTCACCACAGGTTGAGAAGGTTTGGGCGTTGCTTAAAAACCACAAACGAGCGATGTGCAGGGAATCGTTTATGCCGTTTGTGAAGGAGATGTGGCCTTCCTTTATAGGGGGTAAACACCATCAGATCATGGCGGAGGCCTTTGAAAGGGTTGCGGCGGGTGAGTTGAAGAGGCTGATAGTTAACATGCCTCCACGACACACAAAGAGTGAGTTTGCGAGTTACTTGTTTCCAGCTTGGTATCTAGGGCGGTATCCAGAAAAGAAGATCATCCAGACAGCACATACGGCGGAACTGGCTGTTGGCTTTGGACGTAAGGTCAGGAATCTGGTTGGATCGAGTGATTACCAGGGCGTGTTTCCTACAAAGCTTTCTTCGGATTCAAAGGCCGCTGGCAGATGGAATACCAACAAGGGCGGGGATTACTTTGCTATTGGTGTGGGCGGTGCTGTGACCGGTAAGGGCGCAGATGTGCTGATCATTGATGATCCTCATTCTGAGCAAGAGGCCATGCAGGGCAATCCCGCCGTTTATGACCGGGTGTATGAGTGGTATTCATCTGGCCCCCGGCAGAGGCTTCAACCGGGCGGGAGCATTGTTATTGTGATGACCCGCTGGTCCAAGAGAGACCTGACAGGCCAGGTGATCAGTAATTCCGTGGCCCGGGACGGGGATGACTGGGAGATTATTGAGCTACCCGCCCTGCTTCCGTCTGGTAAACCCCTCTGGCCCGAGTTTTGGAAAAAAGATGAACTCGAAGCCATTAAGGCGGAAATTCCTGTCGGCAAGTGGGAGGCCCAGTATCAGCAGAATCCGACCTCCGAAGAGGGAGCCATTATCAAACGAGATATGTGGCGGATCTGGGAGAGCGACCAAGCCCCACGCTGTGACTACATTATACAGTCTTGGGACACCGCTTTCGAGAAAAATAACAGGGCTGACTTCTCGGCTTGTACGACCTGGGGGGTCTTTTACAAGACCAATGACGATGGCTATGAGGTTGCCAATCTGATCCTGTTGGATGCCTTTAAGGAGCGGATGGAGTTCCCGGACCTGAAACAAATGGCCTACAAGCTTTACAAGGAATGGAGTCCTGATACCCTCATTGTGGAGAAAAAGGCCGCTGGAGCGCCCCTGATCTATGAAATGAGAAAGATGGGCATCCCGATGTCGGAATATACACCGAGCAAAGGATCAGATAAGATAGCCCGTGTAAACGCTATATCAGACCTGTTTGCGTCTGGTCTGGTCTGGTGTCCCGATAAACGATGGGCGGAAGAGGTGATTGAAGAGGTGGCTTCCTTTCCCAATGGTGATCACGACGACCTTGTGGATTCCACAAGTCAGGCTTTATTACGGTTCAGACAGGGCGGATTCATTCAGATCCCATCCGATGAAGAAGATGGAATCTTTGTGCCAAAGAAAGCCCGTTACTACTAGGTGAAAGAATATGGCGATTGAAAAATCATTGGCTCAAATGCCCGCAGGCATGATGGAGATCGAACTCGACGAAACCTCCGCTCCCATCGAAATTGAGATCGAGGCCGAAGAAGGCGAAGAGGGCATTGAGGTTGAAGTTGAAATCAAAGAGGTGACCTTTGAAGAAAACCTCGCCACCGAGATGGACGAGGACGATCTGATCAAGGTCTCCGATGAAGTCCTTGATTACATCCAGATGGACCTGGATGCCCGCAAGGAATGGGAAAGAACCTACGCTGAAGGGATTCGGCTGCTTGGGTTGAAGATGGAAGAGCGAACCGAACCTTGGGACGGAGCCTGTGGTGTATACCACCCCATCCTTTCTGAGGCGGTGGTGAAGTTTCAATCCGAGACCATTCTCGCCACCTTCCCGGCCTCTGGCCCGGTCAAGACCCAGATCATTGGCAAGATGAACCGAGAGAAGCAAGATGCCGCTTCCCGTGTTCAGGAAGACATGAATTACCAGTTGACAGAGAAAATGCCTGAGTACCGCTCCGAGCATGAAAAGCTTCTCTGGTCACTACCGATTACCGGATCAGCCTTCAAGAAGGTTTACTTCGACCCCAGTTTAAACAGGCAGGTGGCGATGTTTGTCCCGGCAGAGGACATCATTGTTCCTTACGGAGCGTCCGATCTTCAGTCCTCGCCCCGTATTACCCACCGTATGCGGAAGACCGAGAACGAAATCCGCAAACTCATGGCCCAGGGCTTCTACATGGATGTGGATCTGCCCGATCCGCAAGAGGTGAAGACCGAGATTGAGAAGCGCCAGAACGAAGAAACCGGCGTTTCCGCCACCAAAGATGAGCGTTACACCATCTATGAGTGCCATTGTGAGTTCGATATGCCGGGGTTTGAAGACACCAAAGACGGCAGAACGACCCAGATTGCGCTTCCCTATGTGGTGACATTGCTGTCAACCGGTGAAATTCTGGCAATTCGGCGGAATTATCTGGAGGATGACCCGTTTAAACAGAAGCGAATGCACTTCGTTCATTACATATACATCC